AGATTTCTTGGGAGCAAGCAGCAATAAAGGCCAGCGAAAATAGCTGGAAGGATGAGGCTTGGACTGTGTGTTTCATTGCAATCGTTGCTTGTTCATTTGTTCCACCGCTGCAGCCCTATATGAAAGAGGGCTTTGCTAATCTTGAGGCAGCACCACAATGGTTTCAGTGGAGTTTGTATGCTAGTATAGCTGCAAGTTTTGGTATCAGAACTATGAAGGGATTTAAGAAATGAGTGCAGAAAATTTTGATAAATGTTTAGAAATGTTACTTGAACATGAAGGTGGCTATGTAAACGATAGCCGAGATCGCGGTGGCATGACTAATCTTGGCGTGACTAAGAAGGTATACGATGAGTGGATAGGTCGTGAGTCTACTGAACAAGAAATGCGAGACCTAACACCTGATGATGTAGCTCCTATTTATAAGAAGAACTACTGGAATCGAGTTAAAGCAGATTCACTTTATTCTGGTTTGGATTGGAGCGCGTTTGACTGGGCTGTTAATTCTGGAAGCGGACGACCAGCAAAAGCTATTCAACGTGCAGTAGGTGCTACTCAAGATGGAGCGATTGGCCCAGCCACACTTGGTCTTATCATGGAGAAAGAACCTAAATTTATTATTGAGTATGTGTATGATGTTCGTCAAAGTTTCTATGAAAGTTTAAATACTTTCGAAGCCTTTGGTCGTGGTTGGACTAGGCGTAACAAAGAAACATTAGAGCAGTCATTGAGTATGATCTAGGTATCTGGTATCTAGTTTCAGCAAGGCAGCTATTTATTCTTCTCCCATAATAGCTGCCTAGCACGAAGGCTATGTTCTTGATGGTGCGCTTGCGAACCTTGAACGAAAGCCTGGGACTGCCATCCTTTTATTTTTTAAATACTGCTGCACTTCAAACTCATGTACTGCAAAGCCGTATGTTATCTCTGCTTTCTCTCGCTTACATTTGGTTGATGTTAAAAATTCTTTGTACTGTTCATGCCTAGTTTTTTCACTCGTATATTTATATGGGCTTCTTAGTTCTGGCCTCTCTTCTGGTGATGTTTGTGGTTTAAAATTATATTGATTGCCTGCTGTGTAGCCTGCTTTAAATTTTATTCCGTAATTTGTTACAGCATTATTTATTTCGTATCTTGTAAAGCCAAATAGATTTGATGTTTGTGCTTTAGTTAATCCTGATTCTGCTGCTTTAATCATTTGCGCTATGTCTGGCCCTGCCATGTGTATCTCCGTAGGTGATGGGCGAGCCTTTCAACTCGCCCATATTAATTAAAATGGAATGTCATCTTCTCCAAGCGACAGATGGGTAGGTGTTACCGAGCCTATTGGTCTAGCTCCACCGCCACCTTGTCTCTCAGTGACTTGGATAGATAGATAGTTGCTACCATCTGACGTTGCTTTCTTCCAGCCAGCGACTTGCATTGACTTGTTAGTAGCGTAGTCTTCTACTGGGCCAGAGTAATCAGGTGCATTGTCATTGCCCTTCTTATCATTCTCAAAGAACACGCCTACCTTTTGGTAAACCTCTATGATTTTCATACCATTTTTTGTTTCATCTGCAACCAGTACAACCTTGCGGTCATTACCTTCTAAGTTAATCTTGCCTTGCAAGATCATCTTCATAGTATCGAAGGGTTTAAAGGCTGCGCCTGAGTTAGTGTTGTCGTATTGTGTCATGCTTCTGACTCCTATTTTACCAGCTACTGCCAGCTTGTTTATCGCCGCTATCTGCGGCATACTTATTACCATCCATCTTCCCAAGGAAGACATCGGCGTTACACCCTACATGTGATAGGGCTTTAGTGAGGCCATCAGTGATAGCCATCTTCGGAGCGTCCTCAGCCATACGACCTTTGGCGCTATCAAAGAACTTACGACACCCAGTAAAGGGGCCGAATGTATTTGCTTGTGATCCATGCCATACACTGACATGCGCTACTACAGCTTTGTCACCATTAGATATTTCCACAAATTCTGTTGTGTTGTGCCAGCCCCAACCCTCACCGACTGGGCCGAATTGCTTAGTCATCATGTGTACCTGATACTGTGGATCAATAGATGTGAAGCTACGTGATCCGAAGCTTACCTTCTTTAGATACTTAGGATCAGATGTTGCTAGATTGTCCCATATTTTTAAGTTGCTCATTTTATTTCTTCCTCTTGCTGATGCGTAACGATCCTCGTTTGTCACGCCTTATTGTTATGTCGTCTGAATAAACCTCACGTTCATTGTCCGCGACCATTGCCTTCAAGTCTTTCTTTGCACTGTCAAATGATTTAGCTGCTGACTCATTATCAATGTAGTCCTGCGTAATCGAAGTGAAGTGGTTGTCCATGCTTGCGTCACGCTTAACCATATCGTCTATCAATACTTGATTGATTGGTGATGCGATGGGCTGGTCGTGACCAATAGGCTCGTCATCGCTTTCGACATGGCCCCAGAAATCTGAACAAGCATCAAGCATGACAGCTAAGTAGGAGCTGTTTGCCTGTATGTATGTGCTTTCCCATCTGTTGTTGCCAAAGATAACTGACATGTATGCACCATCAGTACCAGCTAACCAGCAGTATAGCTGCACTTGTGCCATGTAATACTCTGCTACATTGTGAATAGTATTGTGAGCATAGGTATGCTTGGCTTCAAGGATGGCATTGCTTCCATCAATGCGTCCATCAATCGTACCCTTGTATGGTACTCCATGTGCTGAGCGTTTGAACTCACACTGCTGAGCAGTTACTCGTTTATCATATTCTTTTTCAAACCATTCGATGTTAAAGTCTTCGGTAAGCACACCCATCTGCACGGCTAGGTTGTTAGATAAATCTTCTGACTCAACACGACCTGTTTTAATTTCCCACAGGTTATACCAATTGCCATTCATAATTTTGACAGCATCACTGCCACCTATAAATCCTTTACGTTCCATATTTATTCTCCTCTTTCAGTTAGTTATATACTGCAACTACGCAGTAGGATCAATGTATTTATTGAAGTCTGATTCTTGAAGGTCTGTCTCTGCAAGTAATTGCTCACGATAAGGACAGTCTTCTGCTAACAACCAGTCTGGTATGTCGTGACCATTCTTAATACGCTTGACCATACTCGCCTGATTGCTGACCATTGCAACAGGCTGGTCGCTAGCTATTAATGTATTGCGAGCGTATTCATCGACAGCTTTCTTAGTAGATTCGATGAAGGTCTTGATAGTAGGCCATGACCTTGACGCTTGGTAAGCTCTGACATGAACATCTGTTTTCTCTAGCACTGCATTGATGTCATTAGGGTTAAAGTTTGAGGGTATGTAGCTGTTAATATCATTGACAATTAAGTTAAGCTCGTCACCTAATGTCTCACGATCCATGCTGGCTGGTGGTGAGTAGCGTTTTAAGACACGCTGCAGCCACGAACCGATAGAAATTGTACGCTCGTTAAGGGTCATGTGTTACTCCTTCTGTATGGCTAATTTATTTTGAGGCATATCCATTAGTATATCCTGTAAGAAATCTGTATTGTTCTTGGGCTGTGGTGCTATGTGATCTAGCTCGTCTTCCCATCGCTCGCCGTTAAGCCATGTCGTTGGGTGAGGAATGAACTGTCTGTCTTTACCTTGCATTGCATTAGAAAAATTTGCAGCTGCTATAAGTATAGCACGTGGATCAGCTATCTTACATGCCTTCTCGTACGCCTTGCGAGCATGACCCTTAGCTATCTTGCGTGGGTATACTAACCAGAAGTCTTCGAAGGGTGGTGTCTGTGTGACACCCGAAGTAGTATTACTATTAGTATATATATCTATTACATTAGATATTACTTGGGGTGTCTGTGTGACACTGGTGTCTGTCATGTCTGTCTCCTTTAGGTGAACGAATTGATATACACTAGCAACGCCTAGCCAGCCTGACTTGCGAGTCAGATAGTTATTATCTACACACCAATTGATAGCGCGTATGACTGTGCTTCTGCTGAGTTCTGTTTTTTTTACGAGAGTTGGTATGCTTGGATAGCACATACCATCTAAGTTTGTGTAACTAGCAAGCACAATCATTAAGTATTTTGCATTTGAATTGTTTACTTGCCAAGTTATTATATCTCGTAGTAGTATGTCCGCATACATTTGGTTCCTTCCTGTTCCAATTGTTTCTCTTCTGAGTTACTTCCAGCGTGGACTGCTCGTCATGCTGGAAGTTTTATTTTTCTGTACTCCGCTATTCTCTTGCCGTTATCTAATGTAACCATTTCTTTATGAAAAGGATAGCCTGATTCTTTAAGCTCATACATTCTTGACGCTAATCTAAAGCAGCCATACAGATTTAATGCTTCATATGCTGTGATTGAATAGCCTTTGTTAAGATGTTGTTCTATTTGTTTAGTCTGATTCATCTTTCTTTACTCCTAGTAAATGTTCAAACAATTCTGCTGGCATTATTACCAGAGATTGTGGATCGCCATGCCTACGTTTATACATGGCAAGGTCACGCCCCTCTAATACTGTGAAGGGACTGGGGAAATTTGATTTGTCTCGGTACTTAACTTCTGTTACCAGCTTTCGTCCGCCCAATGTGATGTGGATGTCACCACTCCACTCACCTCCGAGCGCACCTGAGAGGGGGACGCGGTAGTTTTCGATACCAATTTTGTCGAGCCATTCGCAGAATCTTTTTTCATGGTAGATTCCTTTAGACTTATTTTTGTTTGCCATCTTTCCTCCTCATAGCAGCTAAGACATATGGTGTGGTACATAGCTGGCTTGATTGACGCCATGATTTGAACGAACATATCAGTGCGTTGACCACAAGCATCACACTTAAATGTGTTCTTGTTTAATATCTTTCGTGCAGATTTCGAACGTACAGCCAAGAGCATCCAACCAACAAGCGAGCATGAAACCAGATGGGACACGCTTGTGTTGTTCCCACTTGTGTATCAATGATGGCGTACAACCTATATCAAATGCAAGCTTTTCTTGTGACAAACCTATTTGATTTCGTCTATCAATCAGCTGCGTTATCATATCGTTGTATGTTATGTTCATCTTTTTAGTTTAAGTTTTCGCTTGTCCTTTGATGTTGAGTATGCACCTTCCATCAATTCCATTACTCGGTATACCTTAGCTGCAGTTTCATAACGCAGCTCAGTTGTTCCATTTAATGTGCGATAGTATGTAGATGTAGGAAGTCCAGCCTTAACAAAGACTAAGTGCAAAGGTATGTTCAAACCTTTATGTTTTTCCTGTATCAAATGCCAGTAACTGTTCATCATGCTGCGCTTATGCAGCAGTCATTCAATCCAGTCAAGGTTGTAGTCATCTACATAACCTGATCCACCGCAATTGGTGCAGTCACTAAAGATTACTTGACAGTATGTGATGTTATCTTTATTGACATACGGCATATTATCATATGTACCTCCGCTGCCATCACAATCTGGGCAAGCACTAAAGGCTATGTTATCTTGATTCTCAAAGAAGTAAGTTTCAATATCTGATTTCATCGTCTAGTTCTCCTATGTTATTGTTATCTTCCCATGCTTTTGTTGCTCGGTCTAGGAATTTATCACGCGCAAATTTAGGATTAGTTTTCTCAAGAGCATCAGCTATATCAATAAGATGTGAGGGCCAAGCAACCATTGGCCCCATTAAATCTGCTATAAATTCATAGTGCTGCCGCGACATCGGCGGTGATTTCTTAACGTACAATTCGTATCTCCTTATCTTCGATCCATTCTATCTTGGACTTTCTATTATACAATGTGATGTTGATTTCTTGACCATCACCTTGTGTTATAACTAAATTTATTACAGCAAAGGTGGGGAATTGCTTGGTGCTTTGATGCACCTTAACTATATCATGTATTGAACAGTCTATCATCGTCTAACCTCCTCGTTTCTTAATTGAAATTCTGCTTTAAGACTGTAACGACCAGCATCATGCGTGTCATTCCATACTCGGCAAAAGTCTATGGCTTCTTGTTCAGTAAGAAACGATTGCGTTTCATTGCAATGTGTATTCTTAAAGAAAAAATTCTTACGACCAGCATGTGGTTCTAAACCATTAGGCCAATCAGGATTCTCCCACCACCATGTGCGGTGAAAGCAATCATATACATCTATATTCATTGACCTTTACCTTCCGTTATAATTGCACCTTCAATCAGTTCGTTTGCTTTTTCTAACGACACCTCTGCCATCTCAACGCGACCAGCATTTAACAACATCACCATAAAGTTAAGGTGAAATTGTATCCTTGTTTTGATTGGCTTCTCTTCATAGTCACTAACGAATGTCTCCTCTTCCTCTGTGATTTTATCTTGTTCAATTCCAATA